TCACCAATTGGAATTTGGGCAACATTAGTATGGAAGAATAACGCTGCAATTACGCTTTCTGCTTTTTTCAATCAATGGTTAGAGCAATACCTTAAATCAATATTTGGTCAAAGACCAACAATTGAACAATATATTGGCTACTTACAAACTGCTACAGCCAGTTTTATAGCAGACAAATTTACAGAACAAAATCCACTAGTCTACAAAGGAACTGAAACAGTAACAGCAGGTGGTGGGGCATCAGGTGTTACTACCACCTCAACCACTACAACATCTACAACTTCTAGACCAAGTACTAGGAATGGTTATTCAGAAGGATTTGTTAAGTATGTCCAGTATACTCTGCTAAAAATGGGATATACAGTAACTATCAACGGCCTATATGATTCTTCTACTGGATCTAAAATAAGACTACTTCAACACGCTGCTTCTTTAGGATTTGTAGATGGAATAGTCGACTCTCAAACAAAATCAGTACTAGCAACGTATTGGCTAAATCTATATAAAAATAATAATGCAAAGTATAATGACTATCGCGAAGATGCCCCAACCGGATCTCAAAAGTATATATCTGCAGCTGTTAAATATTCAGATATATCAAATATTGGAATACCTGGTAAGGAATATAGAAGAATTAGTTTCACTGGAGTACCAGGACCAACCGTATTAGAAGACTATATTTTCTTTAAAGTTCCACAAAAAGCTAACGATCAATTGCTCCACTCGGTAACAATTTCAACTGGAGAATGGGCTGTTAGACTTGGAGAGCTAGAAGTTTTTACTAGCGACCTTGATCTACAAAGATTTTATCAAAGAACAAAAGAAAGAATCAATATACCAGGTGTATTGCCAGTTTTTGTAGCAGGTTCTCATGGCGTAATAAATAAAAATAGTTCAAAGGTTATAGATTTTGGTGGAGCAGAGTATTCTAGAGGTCTTGCTAAGTGGATTGGCGTTAGAGTATATAGTCGAAAAATAAACGATCCAAAGTTTGGTCCTAACGCAGAGGGTTTTTCTATCAGTAATGTTGAGTTTAGCATTTCTTCTCCTAGCACAAGTATAGCGCCTGTGTACGGTGGAACTTCTACCTTTGAAGGAACCGCTCAGGGAACAATAACCGCCTATACAGAAATAAATTCTGCTGACGAAGCTCTTATAGATCTTTCTACAATTTCAAATATGATTCAAAGTTCATCAGCTCCAACAAGAATAGAATCAATAAATTTAAATAAAATTGATTTTACAATGTCACAAATTGTAGATGGAGTTACGATAACAAAAACAGTTTCGCATGTACCTTCTGAGCCGTTAAGGTATTCTTCTACAACTAACAAACTTGGCAATAGCATATCGTTTAAGCATGAAGAGATAGACGTAGTCATAAACGGCTTAAGCACAAGCTATAGTTTTTATAACTTTTCTCCTTCTATAGTTTCTTCTTACAAAAAAAATGGCACTGGAGATCCAACTCTTCTTGCAAGTAATAGTGATTTCACCTTAACTCAAGTGCCCGGAAGAAGTAATTATTATGTTCTTAAAACTGTGCTAGGAGTAGGCTATGAATCAAAAGAAACTTCCCCTCAAGTAACGGTTTCTAGCTATCACATAGCAGATGCAGACAATCTTACTTCAAGACAAAATGCTAAATTGTCGATAAATGTAAGAGATGGAATTGTTGTCTTAACTGACATCAACGGCATGCCTACAGGTTTCCCCAACTTCAACTCCTATGTTCCGACTGCTGTTAACAGCGTGGCAAATTTTGGTTTCCTAAATTTAATTTGGGACTATTCAACGCCAGCTCCGTATGGTTTAGATTGGGGTTTTTATAATGTGTCAACTAAAAAGTTCTTAGGAAAAAAAATATCCTACCTAGAGTATATGAATCAACCAGGTTTAGATGAAAATACACGTGGTCCAAACAATGTATACATTGGCCTTAATGCATTTGACTCAGACATGGACAGGGGAACACAAGACAACATCGTCGGCACCCCAGTAAGAGCACCACAGACAGAAGATAATAGGCCAACAAGGTATATATGCCCACTATACTCTGTTAAAGTCAACACTAGATCAAAAATTAAAGTATCTTCTCCACCAAAAGCATTGAGTAAATTCGATACATGGTTCGTTAATGTTGGTGTTGGAAAGTTTATTAAAGAGATAACAATACCTTTAGATTATAATTTTACTAATTGGATGAAAGAATATAAAGGCAAGAAACTTAAATGTTATTATGATACTACGCAGATTAAAACTCCAAGCTCTTCAATATTTGGCCATGGCTATTATGATATATATGATGAGAACCCAGAAATTATTTCCGATAACACAATCTCTCTAAGGTACGGTTCCGTCCATTGTGCACAAGAGCAATATGATAAGAACTTATATGTTAATGATAACTATACTGACGCTAGCCCTATAAGTCCTTGGATTTTTGTCTCTATCAAAAACGCCAAGGGAAAGTGGATAGACATTCCTAGAAAAGAAATAAAAGATTTTGATAAGAATACTGGTAGAATAACTTTTAAAAAAGAAATAGTTCCTTTTAATTCTAAAGAAATTAAAGTTTCTTACACTATAAAAAATGAAAACTTAATGGTTCATCAAATTGATGGAGAAATGATTCCTCTTAACCCATTTTTGGGAGCAGAAAATAACTCTCCAATATTTATGTATCTTCTTCCAATAAGATGTGAGATACTTGAAGATAACGTATATAAAACACCTTCCGGTTTTGTATCAGATGGTCCATTAAAGTTTACTAGGGATTCAACTATATTCAATCCAATGTCAACTAAATATAATCCATTAGCTTTACACATATCCACCATAAATGTAAACAATACTTATACTTTTGAAAATGTTACCGTAGAAGATATGAGAATTAAAGGTGGCGGATTAAAGCATTCGGTAGATATTACCAAGAGGTTTGCAGAGGATTTAGACGTAGCTTCTTATTCAGACATACATACCGGCATGTCATTCCTGCATCCTAACGGCGGATATGTTATAATTCAAATACCGCAAGAAGTAATGTCAAACTTTAATTCCAGAGATGAAGTATACAACATAGTTAGAAATAACTTAACAGCTGGAGTAAGCTTTGACATTCAAGATGTTGACGGAAATGACTGGAGATCGATTTCAAATGCTCAATAATTTAGGCAATTTCATATCCTCTTTTGGTTCCAACTCCAGAAAAGCTGTTTCTTCGGTACTCCAAGATTCTAGATTAGAAAAGCAAGAACTTGGAAGAATGATAAATAAGGTATCATCTTTTGTTTCAGCTGGCGATTATATCCCACTCTACGTCTCCCTGCTTAGTGAGATGGACAGAGCTCCAATGATAGACTTCTTTAGGGATATGGAATTAAAAATAAAAACTTTATACAATATTTCTTCCACCCTATCAGTCTTAGGTTCTTCTATGGAGAATATATTCGGTGGAGAAATTAAAAAAATAGAAAATGATTTAGCTTATTTAAACTCTTATATAGATAATTACTCATTCCTATCACGGAGAAGACGATTTATATAATCTTAATTTTGTTGAAAACTTTGATAATGATCAAAATCTTTATTTATATGATAAGACTGCTCCATTAACTAGGATCCCAGATAGAAGTGGGAATGAATTTTCCAGTTTAGAAAGAGCTTATGTAGATTCATTTACTGGTTCATTAAAATTTTCTTCAAAAATAGAAGAAACTCTAGTTAGCATAGAACAAAATGACATTAAGTCAATTAATTTTTATACTAATTTTCCAGCAGAAAACATTAGTAGTGATACAGGCATTAAGAATATTATAACTGGAAGTTCTAACAACTCTTGGAATTTAACAATAAAATCTCCATCTGTTATTAATAATTCAATATTTTCTCAAGCTCAATTTCAAAGTTTCAACGCAGACTCATCTGGTATAGTTGGCGCAGAAGTAGCAGTGTCCGTAGAACTGCTAAGAAGTGTTGACGCAGAAAGGATAAGGATTTCTCCAAATATTGGGCAGGGACTGTACATCACTCAAATTGTTTTAGACAAAGAAACCGCAAATGGTGCAAGTCCTTTGAATAGTAAAATATCCATATTAAATGCACCTATGTATGTAGATAGGAATTTGGATATAGACTTTGCTGAAACAAAAATTAAAGGCTTTATTATTTTCTTTAAACAGAAAAATTACAAGAGAACAAAGCTTGCACCAATTCAATCTGAATTAAATTCTAAGCTTGTTTCTGTGTTAACAAAAAGTTTAAGAAGTGAAAAGAAAAAAAATCATGATTTGTTACAAGATTATGTATTGACTTTCTTCTTAAAAGATTCAAACAAGAATTATATATTAAGAAATAAAAATATATATAACTATGATTATACTAAGTATTATCCAGTAGAGCAATCAAAAAAAGAAATAAATTTATTAAAAGAAATAAAAAAAGATGTTTCTCCATCTGATCTTGAATCTAAGAATCTATTTAAAAATTCTGACTTTATTTCAAATATGGTTTTTGCTATTGTATCTTATTCGTTGGGGGCAAAGTTTAGGGGATTAAACTCTAGTACTTATATAGAATCAAATCTTCTTTCAAATGTAAAGTCAGTAGGAAATTATACCTCTGGTGGGATGATCCCGGTGGGAGATTCAAACATCTCAGAAAACAACGTCCACTTATTAAAGGAGACTTACTCTGCCTTTAATAAAGCTGATGCATTAGATGGTATGAATAATATAGAAAAAACAAACCTGTATGAATATATGTTTTCAATAAAAAATATATCATTATTTACAACCGATAATATAGTCAGAATAGCTCAGCAGACTCCCTACGTTGTAAGGTCTAACTTTGTAAGCAAGAAGATAAGACTTGAAGGCAAGCCACTTTCAGTTAAGATGATGACCAACTACTTAAATAGAACAGTATCTTCCTCTAATGACATGTCCGATCCAACATCTGTAGAATTTAGTGTCACAGTAAAGGATAATCCAGTTACAGAATCAGACTGGCATCCAATTATGCCCTATACTGAAAAAGAGATAAAAGCAGAATTGATGATATTTAATCCATCGGATCAAAAAGCTAAATTTAGGTTTGCACCAAAACAAGAAACAGTTTCCTTGTACGAGGATGGAAAATTACTATTATCGTCAGCCTATACAATTACTGGAATATACCTTTCCGTAGCTAGTAGGAAGCCTAATTCAATATATGTTTGTAATTATCAGCCAATTAATGAGGCTACAAGCAAAGAAATATCATTATTCTCAAGGAACCTTTCTTCTCCGGTTCTTTCAACCTATTCATCAGAGGGTAAAAATGGAGAAAGATTTACTAGTTTAAACTATGATAACTCAGCAACCTTGTCTCAAACGCCATACATAGACAGATCTAAATTCTCTAACGCATCCTATAGCTCATATAGTGGCACTGTCACTTCTTCTAATAGTTCATTTGGAAACTTTGATTACTCATCATATTCTCCCGTTAAAGTAGTATTTGATGATGGAACAGTGGCTAAGAATATAAGTAATTACATATTAACTGACACTCAGGTGCCTTCATTCGAAGACAGAAGTGATTACTGCTTTATACATTATGATAATACATTAATATTTAATCAAAAAATTAATACACCATTTAGAGTTATGTACGAATACGTACCAGATATATTTAGATATAGAGTTGTATTTAGAACTTTAAACACTACACAGGAAAACTTTTCTGTTGATAGATTAATTTTTAAATTTTCTTCTGAAAAAGAAGACGCAATAACCAATAATTTTATTAGATATGATAACATATTTAAGTCAAAGTTAATATAAGGAATCTTATGGCTCAATTATCAACAGACACATTAGCTTATGCTCAGGTAATAAATAGTGTACAAACCTTTATAGCCAACTATGTAGAGAATAAAAACGTTTCTCCAAAAGATTTTGACACGGCATACCAGAAGCTCATATCAACTATAAGAAAATCAATTACTGGTCCAATATCTAAACTGGACTTAATCAATAAAGGAGAAATACCATCTTCACTAAGGTTTAATGAGTTTACTAAAAAGATAACCGATGATATCAATATCATCAATCATCAGTTTGACTCTCTTGCTGCTAACTATGTTTCGTCATTTAATAATCTTCATGATGAGATTGAGTCGGAAAAAGCATCACTACAAAGGATTAAATCTAAGATAGGTGCTCTTGAATTGTACTCCGGAAGCACTTCTAACAACATCACATACTTGGGTGACTTATTAAATAACATGGATCTTGTCGACGCTAATAAGTCTACAAATATTTCTCTCTGTGATATATCTGATGGGATAGCGACCCTTCCTAAAAAAGAAATTAAAAAGTGGAGATCAAGTATTTCCATTTATAATAAAAACTTTAATAATTTAAATACACAAAAAAATAATGACGTCCTTGGTGTATCAAATGGATTAAGTGGATGCAGTTTTATATACAGTAACCAGTCATTAGGTAGTGTACAGAAGCCATTTTTGTTTGAAAAAGATTCTACAATTACAAAATCAGATCCAATAAAGATGATAGATGAAAGTCCTGTATCATTTTTTGAATATGAAGCCCTGTCTGTAGACAGATCTGGCAAACCTAGGTATGAGTTCCAGTACTTGTCAGGCTCAGAAGTTATAGATTGGTCTGATTTTGATCCCACTAGACCGTTAAAATTAACAGTGGAGCTTAAGTCATCTTCTGCTGCTGGTGATTACATAAATTATATTTCGTTGATACCATTTTTTGGATATGATGATTTAACCCTTAATGCTCAGATTAAGAATATTCAAGTGACTTCTATTAAGCTGCACAATACAAATACCACTGATGCCCCATTAGAGGTGATAAATGAAGGTCCAGTTTTTATTGGAGCCGACATATCGGGCGCTAATATATCAAATTATAAGAACTATTTTTACAATAAGGGAATATTTAGATTTCCCGAAACATTGGCCAACAGGGTTTACATTACATTTGAACAACCAGTTTTTCAAACGGTAAGCATAAAGCATGCCTACTGGACTCCCTATGACTCTGTAAATTATCGAAACCTTTCTCCTGCACCAGGGACAGTAGCTACTACAGAAGTAAAGACTTGGAACAACCAAGATAGGTTTGATCCAACAGCTACCGGAGTCTTGCCACAAGGAGCTACTTCAATAACATGGAATAAAGCAGCCGTAATGCCAACGCTAGAAGCTCCAAATCAAATCAAGGGAAATACAAACCAATCAGTAAAAATTGATTTAACATATTTGACAACTTCTGATATAAACAACCCAGCCATGAAATTAACAAAAGGTTCAGAGTTCGTTTACTTCTATAATAAACAAACTCTTGGTGGCATAGAATTCTATACCTTCAAAAGATCTGCAAGTATTAATATAAGTGAAGCAGTTCTACGAACCACCAAAAGTTTAATGACAGCAAACACTCCATGCGTACTTCTAGAGGACAATAAAATATTACAGGACGTAAAGATTGATGTTGAAAATGTTTCTATAACTGCAGCACCATCTCAGGTCATAACAATAAAGTGTCTAGAGAGGCACGGTTTTTTAGCTGGGGCATTTGTGTTCATAAATGGTCTAGTCTCCACAGCATCTTTCAGTGGAGTGTACACAGTTGCTTCCAAAGTAGATGATTTTACTTTTACTGTGGTAAATAACAATACGGAAACCCTCCCTGTCTTAGCCTTGCAACCTGCATTAACTCTTGCGTGCTACCCATGTTATACAAAGGTTACGCTAGATAGTACGACACCTCCTGCTACGGTATCTAATCTTTCTATCGTGACTGTTACGGCAAGACAGAGTAAGAATAATACAGAATCAATTTGGCTTAAAAGAAACTATGAGTATCTTCCGGCTAGAAGAGCGAGTTTGGGAATTAGGGATATTTTCTTAGGAAGAGAAATATACTTAGAATCCGCTGAGATTATATCTAAACCGTTCTACGTAAATAAAGACGTTGACCTATTAAGTATAGAGGTTGCAGAATACGTTCCTCAGTCAAATGAATCTAGAACATCTATAGATTACTATATAAGCGTAGACGACGGATTAAAATGGATACAAGTATCTCCAATGAAAAAGAATTTTGTTGGCATACCAGAGATATTATCTTTTAATCAAAATCTAGATAATACTAATATGCTTCCTCAAATAGCTTATTATAATACTCCAGAAATTCCAAGTCCAATAAAATCAATAAGATTTAGAGCAATAATGAAAAAAGCAAAGACCGGAAATTCTACTCCCATTTTAGGATCATACAAAATAGGTATAAGGTTTAAATAAAATGAGTATAGAAAATATACAAAAAGCAAGATTCTTAAATACTATTTTTAAAATGTATTATGCACTTGGTGAAGAGCCAAGTTACAATGATATATCAATTTTGTACGGTCAATACTTTGACAGAAACAGGACTGGACAACCAGTAAGTCTTAATTACGATGACTTAAATGCCTCTAACCTTATTGATCACGAAAAGTTAAACAGGATAATGACAACCACATTATTTAATGTCGATGTTCTCTATGATTCTTTTCATGAAGAAGTCGAAGCATTATATGAGACTGTTTCTTCTTATAAGTTTAGAATAGATCACCTAAGATCTAAGAGGGCAGAGGTTGAGAAGAAGGTGGATGACCATCTTTTCTCCCTAAAGAACACAGATGGATTCTACTACAGTGTTAGCAACGCTTTTAATGATACTGAAACAACTGACATTTCACTTACTTCAGCTTTAGTTGATACAGAAATTAGAAAAGTTACAATACCAAAATTAGACTCTAGTTTATTTAACTACGTTGCTAACATTCTCAATAAGCCAAACAATGCAACTGTTGAGTTGTTCTTTGACGGACAAAAGAAAAATGCGCAAACTATAGATTTCAGCAATGCATTTAATGGATTGAGCAATTCTAGATGGTCATATACATCATCAGATCAAACAAGTGGTTATAATTCTAGTTCAATTGGCGTTTGTGTTTTGAAGATAACAGTACCCATAGAAAGCTCTAGTCAAAACGGTATATCTGTAGTTGAAGGTAGATTGGTATCTACAAAGCAAGTAGATACTTCAGTGCTCTTAGTGGACAGTGCAGATAGGGCAAAGTCTGTTTTTGCTAGCAAGTCTGGATCATCTGACTACGATGTTTTTTCTTTTCATTTTGATCCAAAAGTTTGTTCTAGCGTAGAAATATATTTAACCAAGGTTGAGCCAGACTATGTCAGTACTGATACAAACCAATCCCTAAAATATACCTATGGCTTTACAATAGATGAACTAGTTATATCATCGCCATATTATGATTCTTCCGCTATATATGTTAGCAATCCGGTATCTATACCAGCAGAACAAAACAGCTCCATTATGATAGACGCAGTCTCCATAGAAACAGATGACAACATACCTTCAGGATGTAATATAAATTATTACATTGCAGAGGATGTTTCTGGTGCAGATCAGTTAAACGATTTTAATTGGTTTCCGATATCTCCGACTAATGCTAGTGGATCGCTGAACGAAAAAATTGTAAACTTTAATGGAGCTGCACTAAGGTCTAGGAATGTGATAGAGCCAATACAAAACTCTATACTTCCTACTGATACTGAGCTTGTTAGAATTCCTAGAACTACAGCAAATCGTAATCCAATAGAATCATACTTCTATCAGAATGACTATAATAACATAGGATTTAATCTATATAGATTTGCAAAAATGCCAACTGGAATAGACCCAATCACTCCATATATTTTAGAGAACGTAAATAGCAATCAGATAAAGATGAACATAGTTTCAGGAAGTTCTTTAAACCAGTCTGGTTGGCAAGAAGTTTTGTCTGGATATAGAAGCGATATAATACCCACCTTCTCTACCAGGTCAGTTCCAAACAGTCAAGAATTTTTTTCTACTGGATCAAGCGAAATAAATTATGGAAGTATTCATTTAGCTACAAACATTCATAGCCAAGCAGCAAGTACAATTACTAAGAATTTTTTGAAATCAATAGATGCTCAATACTGGGATATTGAAATTTATCTAAATGGATCCTTGTTATCGAAAATAGAACCAGGTATTCTATCAAAATCTGTAACGTGGAATCTTCGTTCAGGTCAAAATAGTTTGGTTATTATAATTAATAAATCTACAAACGGATCAAACGGAACAGAAACTTCCTTTATTGGATCCTTCAGCCTTTTTGATGGACTATCTATTTTAAATGTACCAGGAATAAAAGTCTATCAAGATTATTTATTCCATGTAAAAATAGAAGACTTAAGGAATCTATATTCTAATACAGATAATGTTTTTTCAATAATTAATTATGAAAACAATAAAGAAATAGTATACAGAAGAGAAAAAGAAATAGGCGTTGGAAGCGTAGTATACTATTATGAAAATTTAAATAATGGAATTACAACATTAAGATTAAGAGCTGATCTAATGCGAGGTAAAGAAAATGCATACTCAGCACCATCTATAAACTCTTACAGAATCAAATTTAAGCACTAGGTATATCATGACAAAAAGTTATTCAGAATTAAACAGGAAAAATTTGGTATTAGAACCAAACTTGTCTAGACAAAGGTTGGCATTTAGAGGTCCTATACCTTCAAATGTTTTGAACTTGCACTATGATCAGTTTATGGTAGACTGCGCAAGGCTCTCCAAGATGGCAGACGAGGTAGATTCTAGGGCTGATCAATTGTCCATTGACTATGCAAATGATTTCAGTTTGGCCACCCCGGACTACTATATAGATGCAGAGTTATCGTCCAAGGTGTATAATACCTATAGTTATTATGATCACAATCAAGACGAACAGACTGTTAATACAGAGTCTTTTTTAGAAAATTTAGAATTTAAAAAATATGGAATTAATTCATCAATAATAAATTTATTAAATAATAAAATAAATATGTTAGAAGATTTAATTGGAAAAAAGGAATAATTTAAAGTGTCAGAATTTATATACACAGAAAAAAAATCTCAACAGCACCATGGTCCAATCTCTAGTACAGATTTTAATACCAGGGTTGAACAAAATTATTCAGACCTATTATACCTATACAACAAATATGGTATTCTAGACAAAAAAATAGCAGAGATAATAGAGAGAGTTGTAAAAGAAAACCTATTTCTAACATCTGCCTTAAACGATTTAGTAGACAGGGTAAGGGCTATGGAAAGCCTAAGCACCAACCAGATGTCTCTATATTCAAAGTCCCAAATAGACCTAACTCCATTTGCTGGAACAGAGTATTCCGTAGGAGCAGATCAACTACTTGACTATAATGAATATTACAATCAGGCTACCCTACCTAAGATTACAGGATCTTCTTTCTCTAAGATAAAATTCATTAGTGCCACAAAAGGACAGGTAATACCAGACTTCCTGCAGACGAGAATAGACAATGCTCTTTCTGGTGGAGACTCTAACGGTGCAGTTATAGACACAACCCCTGTTCAGTATGCTTTTTTAAACCAACCAGATAAGATATGGAGAAGAAACGTAATATTGAATGAGGCTAACCCATTGGGTGTCAGCTTGTATCTTTATGTTAGAATTCCATCTGGATCAATGGGTTCATCATTGGCAAACTGCATAACACTGGTGCCACACCCAGCTAGTGGCGTTAATGTGGTTAAGGTAGAATATACTACTTCGCCAAATCCATCTCTTTCCGATAAGGATAATTATCTGCCTGTTAATCCGGGGTATTACGACGGTCAATACGATGCAATAGGTAAGGTGGCCCCTGGTGGATGGTCAACTGTAGGTTCTGACACAATACATAATTCAGGTCCACTTAACTTTTACTTCGCTGAAAAAAATATAACTGCCGTTAGAGTACTGTTAAGACAAAAGAGTTATGTAATAGAAAATGACAAGTACGTATACACTTATGGTCTATCCAATATGGACGTTAGATATGATAAGTTTATGCCTACTGGAAAAACCTTTATTAAATTTACTGCACCTGACGGAAAAACCATCAATGAGATATTAAATGTTTCACCAAAGATATACAATGTTCCACAATCTCAGGTCTCTCAGATATCTTCCTATAGGGTTTTCTATCCAAGTGGAGGAACATATGGCCCAAATTCAAATACCGGGACTTCAAGTCACGTCTATATAGAGCTAACCATGTCCATGGCAGACAATAAGATACCACCGGTTCTTTCAGACTTAATTATCCAGGCGGATTATAATCTTTAATTGTTGCAAAAAGGCCTCAATCTTTTTACTATAACACTGTAAGGTTTCTATAAGGAGAGCAAAATGGCAACTGCGTATGTAGGTCCAAGACCTATTTTAAGGGGTGTAGACTCCGACGATATGGTTAATCCATATACAACAATGACCGGCAAAACTAAGGGTACTGGAACGTATTCTTACTATCCGCTGTATAATACCAGCCAACTTTTAACCGGTGCACCAGATAATCATCACGTACCTGGCACTGGTTACTTCCCAGGTGATGTATTTATGTCACAAATCTTTAGAGGTAGTGTATTCTACATTCACCCACTTTCTGGAACATTCCCTAACGGCACAGCAACCTATGATGGCGCTAGATTCCGTCCAAGTGAATTCAAAGGCCTCAGTGGATCTGCTGTTTTTGGAGCCACATTCGGTCACCCAGAAAGAGAAAATGAATACAAGCTTCGCCAGTATACCTTCAAGGGTTTAGCATCAGCAGAAGCGATGAACAACGTTGGGCATGGTCCTAGAACTGATGCACAAGGCGCACCTAATACCTTTGGAGTATTTAGACCTGAAGAAGAACATGGTGTAGCAAGCAGCAAAGTTTTCAATGCTACGTTTGGACAAGCAATTCCAACCGGCTATAATAATGAGTATGGCAAAAATAAAGTTCAAGAGTGGCGAGGCGTTGCCTCTTCAAAAGCTCTCTAATTACTATTCGTCTCCAATAGTATTGGACAAAGACGAAAGAGTATCTGGGTTGTATGCTTGGCTAGCTCTCTTAGCAGCAGTCGCAGCTTACGATGCTTACGCCATAAAGACTAAAAAAGTGGAAACGCTAACAAGATTTTTTTGGAGATCAACTGAACACCCAACAAAAAGTTTGGTTCCAATATCTATTTGGCTTTTAGTAACTGGTCATCTATTACTAGAAAAAAATATTAGAAAGAATAAATTTAATCACTCATAGCACGCTAGTGCTAGCAAGCATAAACTTGTGATATACTATCACAGGCGATCTTACTGAATTCCCGCCCTATAAATTTGGGGCGGGAATTCAATTTTTATAACCAAGTTTTATATCTTTAGATGAAGATAAAGAGGATTAACCATGTCTATACAGTCCATAGAAGCGTTGGCCACAAATGGTGCGCTATCTTTTGACGTAGCAGAAAAATACCTAACGATATATCTAGGTGAAGCAGATTGGAAAGAAAAAATAGGACAACTGTGGACAGTGCAGAAAAGAAGATTAGGCGACGAGCAGCAAGCAAAAGACTTCATTAAAAAGTCCGTAGCGTGTGCATGTCTATCCCCCATAATAAATAAGTCAGCAATACCAGACGAAAAACACGTATTGCTATTTTGGGTTGGTGGTTGGCCTCAGTTCAATGAAAGAGATTGGTTTGATTTATTTAAGTCTATAGCTAAAAAAGATTTAGAAATAGAGAAGAATAGAAAGATTGTGCTACAGTCTGGAATCTTTAATCAGATAGATGTTTCCCCACTGACAAGACAGGCTTTTAATTGGATCTACGAGAGAACGGATAAAGAATCATTCTCAACAGATGAAAAAAAACAAGAAGCTTTAGAGAAGGTTAAAAACTTAGTTAAAATATATGGAGGGGCGATAATCTGCAACGTCTTTACTAATTATCCAATGAACATAGAAAAAGTTTTGAACTGGAGAAGCGGATATTTTATCGAAAAAGAAATATATAAAGTATACTCTTTAGAGCAAATACTGAAAATAAAAAAAGCAGAACTAAACAAAACTAACCCAAAATACATTACAAGCATTAAATAACAGGAGAAGTATATAATGAACGCACCAATCAATACAGAAGAACCACAAGTGCAGCCATCAATAAAAAATCAGTCTATGTTTATTTTTAAGATAAACGATGATTTCATTGATGGATATAGGAAGAAGAAGCCACCATTTGGCTATACCGATGCTGCAGGAAATTCTGTTGGTGAGATTACATTTTTACGTACTTACTCTAGATTAAAAGAAGATGGCACAAAAGAAACTTGGGCCGATGTTTGCGAGCGTGTTATTAATGGTATGTATTCTCTTCAAAAAGAGCACTGCAAAAAGAGTCGCCTTCCATGGAACGATGTAAAAGCTCAGGCAAGTGCCAAGGAGGCATTTGATCGCCTCTTTAATCTCAAGTGGACTCCACCAGGTCGTGGCCTTTGGATGATGGGAACCCAAACAGTTAATGTACATAAAAACTCAGCTGCTCTACAGAACTGTGCATTCGTAAGTACTGGTGAAATGTCTAAGTTTAATCCAGCAAAGCCTTTTACATTCTTAATGGAAGCATCAATGCTTGGTGTTGGCGTTGGTTTTGATGACAAAGGTGCAGACAAAGACTTTACGATCTACGAACCAAATAAACCCGCTGTCATTGATGTCATTGCGGACGATCGTGAAAGCTGGGCTAGATCTGTTGGCGATTTAATTAATTCATATCTCAAGCAAGATCAAAGCCCTATAGACTTTGACTACTCTTTGATTAGACCATTGGGTAGTCCAATCAAAACATTTGGAGGAACAGCTTCTGGTCCAGCTCCGTTAATTAAGTTACACAAAGCAATTAAGAAAATATTTACTGGACGTGCAGGAGATAAACTTACACGCAGAGATATAGCAGACATTGGAAACCTAATTGGCGTATGTGTTGTATCTGGCAATGTTAGACGTTCAGCTGAGTTATTAATAGGAAGAATAGATGATGAAGATTTCCTCAACTTAAAAAACTCAGAAGTTTTTCCAGAGAGAAACTCATATGACGCTGATAGTCCTGGTTGGGGATGGATGTCAAATAACTCAGTAGAAGTCTCAGTGGGACAAGACTTGTCCGCCATAGTTGACGGCATAGCTAGAAATGGTGAGCCGGGCGTTATTTGGATGGATATGTCCCGTAAGTATGGACGTCTTGCTGACCCCGCCAACAATAAGGATCATAGAGTTGCTGGGTTTAACCCTTGTGCCGAGCAATCGCTTGAGTCATACGAATGCTGCACCTTAGTAGAGACTTACTTGGGTAGACACGATTCTCTCGATGACTACAAGCGTACATTGAAGTTTGCTTATCTTTATGCAAAAACCGTAACTCTTCTTCCAACACACTGGGAAGAGACAAATGCAATCATGCAGCGCAACCGCAGAATAGGAACATCTATGTCCGGTGTTGCTGACTTTGCAGATACGAACGGTATGCCAGTTCTTCGTGATTGGATGGATCAAGGCTATAAGACTATTCAAAGATATGATAATATTTATTCTGAATGGCTAGGCGTACGTGAGTCAATTAAAATGACAACTGTTAAACCTTCAGGCACAGTATCTATTCTAGCTGGAGAGTCTCCTGGGGTTCATTGGACACCAGGTGGCAAGTACTTCAATAGAACCATCAGATTCTCCAATGATGACCCAATGCTTCCATTGTTTAAAATGGCTAATTATAAAGTTGAGCCAGCAGCAGAATCGCCAGATACAACTAGCGTTGTTTATTTTCCAATTAAATCTAATTCAGTTCGTTCTGAAAAAGATGTAACAATATTTGAAAAAATAGCACTTGCTGCAGCAGCTCAGAGATACTGGTCAGATAACTCAGTATCTGTTACTGTATCTTTTAATGCAGAGACAGAAAAGCAACACGTGGGCACCGTTCTCCACATGTATGATGGGCAGTTAAAAACAGTATCATTCCTACCTACGGGCAATGATACATACTTGCAGATGCCTTATACTCAAATAACAGAGCAAGAGTATGAACAAGAAGGTCTAATGAAATTATTCCCCATAGACCTAACAGGAGTTTATGCTGGTATGGCTGCTGATGCAATAGGAGAAGCATATTGTACAACTGACGCTTGTGAAATAAAATTCATCAAGGATAATAGTTGATAGGATAAAAATGTCTAAATATGAAGAAGATGACATTAATAAAATGTTTTCAGAAATTATGTCTTCTAATTCAATAGAAGGTTTAAATGATTCTAAAGACCAAGAAGTAATTGATATTAAAAATCTTCTCCTAGTTCAAGAGTCTTTAATGGATGCTTTAATATGTATTAACTCAATGATATATAGGCTGTATACTGAAAAAGACTTTACTGTTTCAGAAGATACCGAAAAATATATGGCAGATCTCTATCAGGCTTCTGAGGATCTGTTCATACATACTTCCAAATCAGATGCTATACTAGATGAAATGGATTTAGATCTGTTGAATGAAGACGATGAAGATGAAGAAGAAGAAGGCCAGAATTAAATGTCTGTTGAAAATAAGACTATAGAAGTATTAGATAAGGGTTATGTAAGACTTGTAGATAGAATGGGTAGTGACCTATCTGTGGTAAATGCTGCTAGAGCATCTTTTGCTAAAGAGTCACATGAGCTGTCAAAAAGCGATGCAAGACTTATAGACTTTTTAGCTAGAGAAAATCATATGTCTCCATTTAGACATGCATTTGTCACACTAGAATTTAAAGCTCCCTTGATGGTTGCTCGCCAGCATTGGAAGTATGTTGTCGGATCAGACCATACTATGGATTCTTGGAACGAATCTTCAAGAAGATATATAACTATGGATCCTGAGTTTTATATTCCAAAAGTTGAAGAATGGAGACTGGCTCCAGAAGACAAGAAACAAGGCTCACACGGCCTGGCAGACCCCTTTGTGGGCTCTCTGCTGACAGACGCCCTAGCTAGACACGCAGAGCAGGGTGAGGCCTTGTACAACATGGCTATGGACAATGGGATAGCGCCAGAGCAAGCTAGACTATTCTTGCCTGCATATTCTATGTATGTAGTATATAGATGGTCATGCTCTCTACAGTCTGTCATATTGTTCTTGTCCCAAAGACTGGCGGAAGAATCACAGTTTGAAATACAAGAGTACGCTAAGGCTATAAGGGAAATAGTAGAACCACTATTCCCGATAAGCTTTAAGTCTTTATTGACGGGACATTAAACTAAGATGGTATTAAACATAATTGTTTCCCTACTTTTTGCCGTACTGATTAATTGGTCAAGTGGCTTACAATTTGCATCTCAAATTGAAAAGAATAATAGAACAAGATTCATAATGCTTGGTGCATCAATTGCATTAGCTTTTATATGTGGTCTTATATTGTCAATGGTCTGACTTTATTAATAAGAAAGTTATATAAACAAATGCCAGAACTTAACGCTAACGTTCCAATGATTGAATGTTATGTAAGAGGAAACTTTTTGAGAGATCAGTTAGATTCTCATGGTAAATATTTTCCTTGCATGATTTTTGGGGTAACAAGCATCCAGGGAAGAAGTCCTCTGTTTCACTTCTTAATGGAGGATGGTGGCATTTGGTGGCGCATGCCAATAAATGCTTTCTGCGAAAGACCAGGTGTTCCTGAAGTCGATATTCACGAACTTGTTCTTTGGAACTCTTTTAGTCCACACATAGCAGTTACCGAATTCCAAGCAATGAGAAACATGAGAATGAAGTATGTAAGTAGGTCTGGTGAGTTTGTTGATACAAAGTATCTATTCACTCTTGACTGGCATGCTCCTGATGATAACACCATAAACCTTGGGTTCAGCACAAACCCTGGTCAGCACAAATGCGGTCACGTCATGCTTAGAGACGATGGGAACTATGCAATACAGCCAAATAATAGAGTTAGATTATTCGATCCATCCTTTACAACTAAAGAAGGAAATCTTATTGATAGGTTTGTTAATACTAGAAAATGGGATGTCGAAGATGCAAATAAGTGGAAAACATCTGACGACAATAGATATCATTATGATATTAAATAATCAATAGGATTACTTGATATGTCTTATGGTGCAAAAGATAAAAAGTATATGCAACTGTGTATTGAAACAGCTAAGATTTTTTCTACATGTGCAAAAAAACAATACGCAGCAGTCTTAATAGATGACAATAATCATATTGTTAGTGTAGGTTACAATGGTGGGCCAAGCGGTTTTGATCACTGTAAAGACGGTGGGTGTCCTAGACTGAGCGATAATTCACAAGCTGGATCGAATTATGATAACTGTATAGCAATTCACGCAGAGCAAAATGCTCTTCTTCATTGCGATTACAGTTCAAGTCCAAAAAAGATGTTTGTCAATGGACCCCCATGCTTCACATGTGCTAAAATGATAGCCAACAGTACAGTAAAAGAAGTATACTATCTAGTAAACTCTGAGTATAAAGATTGGGATAACGTTTATAATTTTCTGCAGAAGTGTGGAGTATCTTTAAATGGAATAGAAAAATGGCAGCTGGAAAATTAAATTATATTGTTACATATGAGGGGTTGAGCCAAGTATTTGGTTGCGCCTCAAAGAAGATTGCACTAGAATCGCCACCACCAGAAGGGTATTCTCTAAAGCATAAAAAAGTGTTGTTCATTACATTTGAGCCGGATAAAAATAACCTTTGTGTTTATCCAGTTCCACAAGAAGAGGTAATGGGCGCAGAAATAAAGAGCAAGAAGCAAAGTGATGAGTAAAAAATTAAATACAAAGAAAAAAGTTAATGTAAAAGTACTTCCAGGGCAAGCAGTATATGTTGCTGACATGGAGAGATTTGATCATATAATTTCCATGTATGATTCTATGGCTAAAAATTCTGTAGATAAAGAAGAAAAAAGATCTTGGCTGCAGATAGCAGATGAGATTAGATTGCACGTCAGAGAAACATATTTTAGTCCGGAAGAAGATTATGCAGATGAAAAATGGTAAGTATACAAAGACAGTTATAGTTTCTTTTTTGATAGGGGCTTTATTAGCTAACGTATCATTTAGAAAAAAGTCTTTACAAAAAGATGAAGTTAATTGGATGCAGTACCTAAATAGACTTCAGGAATTTTGTCTCTATGACCTAGACGGTGCTAAACAAGAATTTGTTTCTTTAATAAATTCTGGAGCAAACTATGAAGAAGCGTTTAACTTAACGCTTATTTCTAAAGCTCATAGAGAAATGGTATTGGGGGAAACTCATGATTGATTTATGTGTTGTAAATTATAATACAAGAAAACTGTTGCAGAGATTTTTGGATACTCTACACTCAGACGTCTATAATCCAAATGGTGCGCTCGTAAAAAACTGGAACCTTTATATCATGGACAATGATTCTACAGATGACTTTGTTCCTTGGTTAAGAGAGAACGAGGAACGCTATCTAATCGATAGAACTTTCCTAAGAAAGAATATAGGTTATTCCTCTGCAATTAACTACATGGCTTCTAAGAGTAGCTCAGAGATAGTTGGAGTATTGAATGGTGATGTTTGGATGACCAGCGAAGACTGTTTAAATATAGAAAAAGCATTTGCCAATAATCCAAACATTCATATACTTGGACCAAAGCAAAGAGACGAGTATGGTTATATAACTCATGCAGGAATAGTTGGAACCAACACGCAGCCTAAGCATAGAGGCTGGCGAGAGCATGATCCGCAAGACTCTCTCTATAAAGATCAGATTGATTGCGTTACAGTATCGGGATCTGCTTACTTCGTAAGAAGAGATGTATGGGATGATATGACTAATAATAAAAAGTATCGAGAACTATACCCTGATGCAATAGGAGCTTTCCTGCCAACGCCACACTACTATGAAGAAACTTGGTGCTCTTACTTTGCAAGACACCTAGGTTATAACGTAGTATACGATGGGTCGATATCGATTGGCCATAGTTGGCATGCATCAACGCCAAAGCCAGGAGAAGGAATTAGTCACGCAGACAAGTACTTCCCTATAAGTAGAGAAATTTTTAGAAAAGCATGTGATCACATAGGAATAGAAAGAGATTAAAATGACAGATAAATTAAACCCTTGGATATATAACGCAGAAGTTAAAAAAATAGTTGATGGAGATACATTTGATATTCTTATTGACCTAGGATTCGATACCTTTAGAAAAGGTAGGGTAAGACTATACGGAATTAATACTCCAGAGAGTCGCACTACCAATCTGGAAGAAAAGAAAATGGGCTTGGCCGCTAAAGAATTTACAGATCAGTGGATTACTGCTGCTGGTCATAAGATTAAAATAGAAACAATTATTGATAAGAACGAGAAATATGGAAGAATACTTGCTAGAGTATGGAATGAAGCAGGAGCTTGTCTAAATACAGACATAGTTTCTGCTGGCTTAGCTAGAGAATACTTTGGTGTAGGCGACAAGACATTCCAGGAATTCAAGAAAGAAAAGTAATGCAAACATTTTTACCATATCCTGATTTTGTGCAATCAGTAAAGGTTTTAGACTACCGTCGGTTGGGCAAACAAAGAGTAGAAACATTCCAGGTCCTTAACATATTGATGGAAAGAACCCCCACTAAGGGTTGGCGCAATCATCCAGTTACAAGAATGTGGACTGGATATGAAGAAGCTTTAAAGTTGTATCAAAACTATACTATTCTTGAATGGATAGATAGAGGTTATAAAAATAATATGAAGTTTGAAGACGTAGATCATTCTTCAATAATATACCCTTCTTGGTTTGGCGAAGATGTATTTCATAGATCTCATAGATCTAATCTTCTTAGAAAAGATTATGAATATTACTCTAAATATTTTGACGAGCCATCAAACCTAGAGTACCATTGGCCAGCATGAGTATTACAGTGTATTTGGCAGGTGCCATGGATTATGTTGGCGATTATGCAAAAGGGTGGAGAAAAGAAGCGACCTTTATGTTGTCTCAGCGTGGGTACAAAGTGCTGGATCCAACCTCCATACCTGAAGGCAACAACATGTCTCCGGAAGAAATCGTGCAAAAAAATCTTTTCATGCAGAAGAAGTCTGATATACTTTTGGTTGAGTATATGTTAGAAGATCGTGCGTACATAGGAACTGACTACGAAATGGCCTGGGCTAAAATGCATGATCAGCCAACGATAGTAATGTGTTCTAATCAAAATAAAGATCGCCCATACATGAAGTATATGTCAACTAAAATTTTAGAAAACATAGAAGATGCCATAGAATATATAACTATTCATTATCCAATTAATTAGGGTACAAATATGAAAAAATATTTAGCTCCTGATTCCGGTGGATGGTCTAAAATTAATGGAGTATGGGTTGAGGATACTGATGATCTTTATATACATGACATAGATTTTCAAGTTAGAAAAGAAGGTTCTTTTAAAGTCACTGTTGACGGCTTTCCAAGACAAGGTAACAGATACCTTAGAAGAAAGATTCTATTAGCTTTTCCAGATTCTGCTATGCCATTCCCCTTGTGTCATAAAGAAGTAGCCTTTAAAGAGGCAATCAATAATAATCATTTTGTATTTTCTACTTTTAGAGATCCTCTTAAGAGTGTTAGTTCTTATATATCTGAATTTATTGTCCACAATAATGTGAACGGAATTTTAAATCCTTTAAAAGATTATATTTATACTGAGGATGATTATTATTATATAGAAAAATGTTTTTTATTTTATATTAGAATGACAGATTTTATATATAATAATATTAAAGATATCTTTGTTGTTCCATTTGATTCTATTGTTGGCGATAAAGATAATTCTTTAACAATATCTATCTCTAAATTTTTACCTCCTACAGAATATGTAGATCCTTACAAAGTAGAGCCTCATTCTAGTCGCGACATGAAAATGCAAGAATATCTTATGACCCCTAGGTTTAATGATATAATGAAATTAGCTTATAACTCTTACGATAGAGTTGTAGGATTGTATACTACTAATAAAGATAGGTTTATCTTATGATAATATTAATTATAGGTTTGCCGGGAGCTGGCAAAACAGCGCTAGCTACTCAATTGGCAGCTAAGACTAACTCAATCCACATCAACGCTGATGTGGTAAGAGCTGATCTTAGCTCTGATCTTGGCTTCTCTATAGAGGACCGCATAGAACAAGCGAGAAGAGTTGGGGCTATTGCCAGACTTATTTCTGATCAAGATAGAGATGTCGTAGTTGACTTCATATGTCCTACAGAGGCTACAAGAGAATCTTTTGGTCACGCCGATAAAATTATATGGGTAGATAGAATAGATGAAAGTCAATATAAAGATACTAACGCTATATGGCAAGATCCAATAAATTATGACATTAGAATAAAGCGACATCTTACTATTGAACAAGAAGTTGACTTTGTTATTGATCGATTTAAGCTCGTAGACTGGACTAAACCAACTACGTTGCTACTTGGTCGTTACCAGCCTTGGCATGATGGGCATTCTGCTCTCATGAGCGAGGGATTAAAGAGAACTAATCAAGTTGTGATAGGTGTTAGATCTAGCTACAAGACTTCCGAGAAAGATCCTTTTACTTATCCCGAAGTTAAGCAGTTTATTGAGTCAAAAGAAACTAATCCTTTTGTATTGCAATTTCCAAACATTACCAATATAATTTATGGTAGAGATGTTGGATACAAAATAGAAAAAGTTGATCTTTCTCCTGAACTTCAATCTATATCTGCTACAGCTATTAGATCTAAATTATAGTCTAAAAATAATACTGCTCATAAGTTGATATCGCAAGTGCTCGATGATATACTTACAGACGTTACATTAACAGGCGAAAGCCATAAATAAAAGGAAAACAAAATGTCAGACAATAAGTTCAAATATTTTGCTGTTACAACAACCAGCTTGGTCAAGGCCAACAATAAGACAGAAGCACAAAAAGTAGCCATGGGTCGCCGTGGATCAGATGGAGAGCTTCTGTTTAAGTCAACAGAAATTGAGCGCATTTCGTCAGTAGAAGCACGTGAGCAATTAGAAGAGTTCACGGCCTGATATTAAGTATCTTAAGTGGAGGGTTGGGGTTTCCTAACCCTCCACTTTATTTATAAAGAGGAAAAATGTTAATAGCACAAATGGTCGGAAAAAATGAATCGGGAAGATTCTTAGATAAAGTACTTGAAAGACTATCTACTCAAGTAGATAAGATAGTATTTACTGATGATTGTTCAGAAGATAATACAGTACAGATTGCTTCTAAGTACGCAGAGGTTTTTAGTAGTAGTGAAACAATGTTCGAAAAGCATGAGGGTCACCTTAGACTTAATGCTTGGAAAAACCTAGAAACAGTAGCCAAAGAAGGCGACTGGATTATTGCAATTGATTGCGACGAGATGTTATTCCATGAAGATGGTGTAGAGATTAAAAAAGTTTTACAGTCAAATCCTTATGATGTCGCTAATGTTAGGTTCTATCATATGTGGAATGAAACTCAGTATAGAGTTGACAAATTATGGGCCCCAAATAACAGCTCTAGAATTTTTAGATATAAAAATAGTGGCACATTCTTAGACAAGAAGCTTGCCTGTGGTTCTGAGCCAACCTATGTATTTGATTGGTTAAAACAAAAAAACTACTGGGTTCATTCAGGTTTAATGATGCAACATCTTGGTTACGCTAGAGATGAAGATAAGGTAATTAAACATAAAAGATACATGTCCATAGACAAAGGCGAATTCCATAACATTCAACATATTGAGTCTATCGTAGATCCTAATCCCGTACTAGTAAATTGGAATTTAAAATGAAAACATACAACACTAAAGAAACTATAATAAAAGTAACAGACCTTATAGAAAAGAAAAAAAGATTTGCTTTTGTATCATATACAAGATCCTCATTTTTCTCTATACTTGGGGATATCAAAGGCGACAAAAAACCACCAAAGAATTTTGTTCAATCAATACTTACAAGCATTACTTCTAATGATCCACAATACATTGCAGGAATACAAGCTGACTTTATTTACTCACAACAGGACAAACTTAGTAAAGTTGGCCTAAAAGACAAAGTATTCTATGACTCATGCTTTCTTGAGAACTATATCAATGAAGACTATGACGTATTTAAAACGTTTATGCAGTATTATTTTAAACACAATAAGGTATTAGTTATTTCTTTCCAGCATAAATCAAATATTGGAAAGTTTTTTTCCAAAGACTCTGCATTTATACAGGTACCATACAATGACTTTTATGATAAGATAGACTCGATTCTAGCTCAGGTATCTGAGTTCGATGGAGAATATCAGATGTGCATTCTTGATTGTCCAATGTTTGCTTCCGCTATAGCTCCTAAGCTTTGGGAAAAAACAAAGATGTCAATCTTAGACCTTGGAAAAACACTGACTGTAGCACGAGCATTTGATAGAAATAAAGAGGGCGGACTTGAAGAAAAAATGGGAAGAACACCAAGACGATGATGAGTTTCTTAAAGATCTATTGTTTGAAAGTAATTTATCTTTAACTCAGATAGCTGCCGAACTATCACTATCAGTTGCTAATTTAAATAAAAGAATAAAACAACTAGGTCTTTCTTGGATAAAAGAAAAGAATAAAAAGATGTCAAGAGGCCAAACAGCTTTGACTCTAGTTATGAAAAAACTTTTACCAGGAGAAGAAATTGTCAACGAGCATCACTTAGGTGATAAACTTAGGTTAGATGTATACTGCCCAAAGTACAATCTCGCTGCAGAATATCATGGTAGACAGCATTTCTTCTACACTCAAAGATTCTTTGACACAATATATGAGTTTGAAGAAGCGCAAAAAAGAGATGTAAAAAAGATGCAGATGTGCAAGGACCTGGGTATAGCTCTTATTGTTTTTAGATACAACGATAACCTATCAGAAGAGTCAGTATATGATAGAATGTTACAGGCTATAAAAAGCGCACCAGATATGCCAGCACGTGTTGAAAAAAGAACACTAAAAAATAATCAATTCTACCTAGAGGCAAAGAAAAAGAACTCTGAAAGTAGAAAAGATTATTATAAAAAAATGAAAGAAAAAAGAAAACAAGATGGAATCTGAACTAGATACGGAACAAAAAGAGAAAGAATTTCCAGTTGAGTATCAGATATTTGCTCTTTCACTTAGAGAAAAAGATGCGATAAGTTTTTTTGATGCCTTTCTTCCTGAAGATATTGTGGGCACAATACATGGTCAAACTGGAATAAATGAATTCTATAAAGCTCTCCTTGCTTATCATCATACGACGAAGCTAGATATAGTAGACCCTATAGCTTTTAAGGTATGGTTAGACTCAGAAACAGATATCTATTCTGCATTGGGTGGAGCCTCTGGCGTTACAGTAATGATGGACATTCTAATGTCCATAGATCTATCTACTCCTGAATCTATCACTAAGCTTGTAAAGCACAAAGCTAATAAGAGAAAGCAACTAGACTCTCTGCAGGAGCTTCAGATCTTGATCACTCAAAAGGGTGAAAAGAATGAAAAAGACATATCTAGAATAACTCAAATCACTTCTGATATCAAAGATCTTGAAGGCGAATTAAACTATAATCCTTTAGATAATGTTACTACCGCTAATGACATATCCAAAAGAGCAGAAGATCTACTGGAAATACCAAACTTTCTGCCCACACAATATAAATCTTTAAATAGAGCCATGGGCTACACTGATGAGGGCGGATTCTTTAAGGGCGCAGTTCATGCTATAATTGCAGGTTCAGGAAAAGGAAAGAGTACATTTGCAAAGTGTTTAATCAATCACTGGGCAGACACCGGATATAGAGTTCTATATGTAAATTTTGAAGAGGCAATTTCTCACTGGGAAAGAGTCTTGATGACTCAAATAATTGGCAAGAATGTCTATAAAGAGTCTGGTACTTGGAATGAAGAACAAAAAAATAAGTATCTTAAAATTTTTAGAGATAAATTAGATCAATGGGGCGATAGGTTTATGGTTAGACATGATCCAGACACTCCTTATTTTGAAGACCTAGAAAGATGGCTAAGAGACATCATGGGAGATGCTGATCGCGTCCCAGATGTGATTGTAATAGATACTATCCAGTCCATGTTTACCAAAGGTGGAAAAGGAAAACCTCGTTGGGGTGAATTTGAAGAAATGATGGTTCGCTTAGAGAAGCTAGCTAGAGATATGAACTGCGTTCTAATTATCACTGCCCAAGAAAACTCAAATAGAATGAAAGAAAAAAGAGAAGTAGTTCAACAGTCTGACACTGGTGGCTCATTAGCTATACAACAAAAGTGTGCCGTTACAATATTCATTACAGATAAAAAGCTAGTTAGCGGTGATGATTCAGAAGATGAAAATGTGATGCAGCTGCAGATACCAAAGAATAGAATTACGGGATCTACTTTTGTATATGATTCTCCTTTAGTGAAATATGTAGACGAAAGAAAAACATATGAAGAATATGAAGCAATCACCCAAGAAAGCTATAACCAAGATTCAGATTTTGATGTCAGCGATATAGTTGATTCAATGAGCGTTATTTAGGAAGTTATGTTAAAATTAACAGTTAAAGAATTAAAAGATTATCAATTGTGCGGAAGACTGTATGATTATAGGCATGTGGACAAGCTAACTGAGAAAATAGGTGGAAGAGATCTTACTTATATAAAGTATGAGAATGCTTTAAAGAGTATCGTAAATTTCTTTTTTTATAAAAAACAATCAGGATCAGTTCCATCATATTCTTCTTTATTGAATAGATGGGAGAAGATATGGTACCCAAAGGGAACCACTGCATATGACATAACTCATGAGCAGCACGAAAGTTTCTATGGTAATAATGCAAGCCTTACTAGCAGAGCTGCTTCAGCTTTATTGGCGATATCAGAAAACTTTTCAGATAGTGGGATTATACCTATTGCAATTGATGAAGAATTTATAGTTCCAGTTAATAATAAAGTTGCCATAACCGACAAGTTTGATTTAATTTATTATTACAATAAAAAAATATATGTAGTTAAATGGGTTTTTAATATAAAGTTTAAAAAACAATACCTGTATTCAACAGACTTTGCCGTGATGAACATGAGCTATTTTAGTAAGTACGGAAATAAGATAGACATAACAGAATTTGGTTACTACGACCTGTTAAATCCTAAGCCTAACTTTACTAAGTTTGAAAGTAAAAAAGAAGACCTTGAAACAGTAGATGCGTGGTGCTCTACGCTTTTTGAGGATAAGTTATTTCTGCCTAGAAGAGGCATGATTTCATATTGCACTTCGTGTCCACACGATGCAGTGTGTTCTAAATGGAATATCAGCACAAAAAAGGATGGACAAACAAATGTCAAATAATATACTTGATGAAATATTGTCAGAGAACAACAGTGTTATACCAAAAAAGGATGAGGATAAAATACTTCAACCAATTTTAGAAGAAATAAATTACATATTTGATGAGTCTATAAAATCTTTCGTAAGAGCTATTCTTTTAAGAGCTTCTAGTTTTTGGTCTATACCTTCAAGCTTTTCTGGCAAGTATCATCCAGCTGATGAGCACAATTATGGTGGGAATGTCCTTCATACAAAGAGAGTAGTTAGAGCAGCTAAGATAATGTGCCAATCATATTCTTTATCTAAAGAGGATACGGATATAGTTTTTGCAGCTTGCATCTTGCATGATGTCACTAAGGGGATTAAACTTGAAGGAGAGGATTCTTTTCACTATGATCCAATGCACCCATATACGGTTGCAAGACTAGTGCAAAAGTGTCAAGAAGACGATAAGAACTACGCTTCGGAATCACAATCTTCAACACTTTTTATATCCGAGGACATCGTACAATCAATTTTAAGACTAGTAAGATGCCACCTAGGGCCATGGTCTCCAGTGCCAGAGACTATCCCCATTACATATATGGACATGATAGTTCACCTTGCAGACAATGTTGCATCAAAGGTTCATTATATTGTTGATGGAGAAAATATAAACTTAGACAGATGGAAGACGCAACAAGATGAACGAAATTGATGATCGTTTATTAAAACGATTTACGGCAATAAAAAAGATGGAATATTTTATAGAAGAATCTGTGTATTATAGAACTCATTCCGAAGAAATGATAAAAGATAACAAGATGATTTTGTGGAATTCAAAACAAGAATCTGGTAAAATACCACTATATGAAAATAGAAGTTGAAGAAAATAAGTTTCTTTCACAATGGAAATATTATGAAGTAGCTAGATTTGTTCCATCACTCAATAGGGT